CTTACCCCCCCCTGCTTTGACGGACGGACGGCAGCAGACAGGAAAGGGAACCGATGACGGACGCGATTGATTACCTGTGGCATGTGGTGTTTACAGACGGGCACGGCGAATACGTCGAGGCCCCGAACGCATCCTGTGCGGAAGTCCTTGCCGCGAAGCGCCGGCACGATGCCGGCGCCCGGTCGTTTGTCCAGCTCCATTCCCGGACGATCCGGCGGGTGGCCGAGGATGACCGGGAGCGTGTCCGGGCCAAGTGGAAGGGGTTTGCCTTCCGGCGGGGGTTGCGGACATGAGCGCCCGGACCCTATATTCCGTCTGCTGCCCACTCCGCACCCTGGACGACTCGCCGGCGGATGGCAGGGTGCGCCTGGCGGTCTGCGACGAGTGGGACCACATGTGGGCGGTTGACCTGCCATTTCACCTTGGCGACACCGTGCCCCTAGTGATTGATAACCTACGGACCTGGGCGGATATCCTGGAGGCGTCCGAGGCCCTGTTCCAGGCCGAGTATGCCGAGGAGGGCGAGGAATGACCCCGACCGAGCTGGCTGCCGCGGTATGTGCCGGCATGTTTTGGCTCTGCTGATATGGCCCGGGGTGACCGCGGCGCCGAGTATGGCAAACGTAGAGCGGAGCGCCAGGCCGCCCGTGACATTGCCGGCCACATAGAGTCATGGTGCGAGGAGCACCCCCGCGATGATGAACGGTGGGAGTCATGCCGGGACGACTTCGGGTTATTCTGCAAGACCTACCATCCCGGCCGGTATGAGCTTCCTTGGTCCGACGACCACCTGCGGGCCATTGCCAAGATCGAAATGGTCGTCTCCGGTGGTGGGCAATATGCCCTCGCCATGCCCCGCGGTCATGGCAAGACGACCCTTTGCGAGACCGCTGCCGAGTGGGCCATACTATACGGCCATCGGCAATTCGTGGTATTCGTCGGGTCTACCGACAAGCGGGCCACCCAATGCCTCGAGTCCATCCGGCTAGAGATGGTCACGAACGATGCGCTGGCCCATGACTTCCCCGGGGTGATTTGCCCCCTCCGCGCCCTGGACAACATCGCGCAGCGGGCCGGGCAACAGACGTGGGGCGGCCGGCTGACCCACGTGAGCTACACTAACGACGAGGTTGTTTTGCCGTTCGGCCCCGATGACTTCCAGGGTCACGAGGGGTACGGCGGGATAATCTTGGCCGTCGGGCTTACCGGTTCTATCCGCGGCCACAAGCGCCCCCGCCCCGATGGGGTGACCGTCCGCCCCGACCTGGTTATCCTGGACGACCCGCAGACCGACGCTTCGGCCAAGTCGGTTACGCAGAATCACGACCGGGAGGCCCTGGTTGCTGGCGCCGTGCTCGGCATGGCCGGGCCGAAGAAGAAGATCGCGGCCATCATGCCCTGTACGGTCATCAAGCCCGGGGACATGGCCGATAGCCTGCTGGACACCGAGAAGCACCCCGATTGGAACGGCGAGCGATCGAAACTGGTCTATCAGTGGCCCCATGAAGAAAAGCTATGGGATGAATACGGGGAGATATGGGCAAAGTCCCTGCGCGCTCACGGAGACATCCGGGACGCAACCGAGTTCTACCGGGAGCACCGGGAGCAGATGGACGCCGGCGGGGTGGTATCATGGCCAGAGCGGTACAATTCTGACGAGCTTTCCGCCATCCAAAACGCCTGGAACCTACGCCTTGGGAACTATCCGGTATTCATGGCCGAGTACCAGAACGACCCGCTCCCCGACGACGACCCGTCAGATTACGACCTGGACGCCGACGCTATCATGCAGAAGGTCAACGGCCTGGCCCGGGGCGCTCCCCACGGATCGGCCGGCTGCCTTACCGGATTTATCGACATCCAGGGCAATAGCCTATGGTGGGTGGTCGCAGCCTGGGCGCCAGACTTTACCGGTTGGGTGGTGGACTATGGGGTTTATCCCGACCAGCGTGGCCGGGCCTATTACTCCCTCCGCGACCTCCGGTATACCCTGGACCGGGAATTCCCCAAGGCCGGCCTCGAGGGTCAGATTTACGGCGGGCTTGAGAAGCTGGTTCCGATCCTGGCGCGCAAGCAGTGGAAAACGCCGGCCGGCGCCGTGCTCAAGCTCGACCGACTGCTTATCGACCAGAACTGGGCGCAATCGACGGATGTGGTTTACGACTACTGCATGGCGTCGAGGCATAGCAACCTGTTGCTTCCATCTCGCGGGCATTATGTCGGACCGCGCTCCAAGCCTATCGATCAGTGGAACCTCAAGCGCGGGGAGCGTGGCGGACCGGGCTGGCGGATTTCGCCGCCGTCCCGTCGGGTATCGCGGTTTGTTACCATAGATGTAAACCTATGGAAGTCATTTGTTGCCGAGCGCCTATTGACGCCGATGGGGGACCCCGGGTGCCTATCGCTGTTCGGCAAGGAACCGTCGGCGCATCGTTGCTTGGCCGACCAATGCACGGCAGAGGCATGCAAGGTGGAGGGAGACGAGAAGGGCCGCAAGGTCGGCGTTTGGAAGCTGCTCCCTAACCGGGATAATCACTGGTGGGACGGCCTTGTCGGAGCGGCCTGTGCGGCCAGCATAGAGGGCTGCAAGATCGAGGCCGAGAAGCAGGCCCAGGGCAAACACGGACAGAAACGGTCACTCCAGTCCGCCCTCAAGCGCCGTCGGCCGAGCGGGAAGTCCTTTTCGGCCATGTACCGAGAACGCAAGAACAAACGATAAAGGAGACATCATGTCACTCGAAAAAACAGACCTTACCAACACGGCGGGGCGGGCCGTTGCCTTCAACGCTACCGACCATTCCAGCGCGAAATGGAAGGAGACGAGATATATCGCGCAGGATGACATTTTACCTGGGCAGCGCGAGGATGCGGAGGACGCTACGTGGTGGACCATGGAGGCATTGCACCCAACCAAGCTGGTTCGCATCCAACACCGACCATTCAAGTCCAACGATCCCAAAATCGAGCTGATGCTGGCGGGTGAATGGGGGCTGTGGGAGCGAGCCGGCGGTGGATTCCACACCTTCCCACAGGGGTTTATTGCCGAGTGCGTTTTGACAATTCGGCCGACGGACCCCGAGGATATCCCCGACGACGAATAGCCGGCGGTAACGCTGGCGAAACCGCCCAAAACGCATACGGATTGGCCAAAGTGTTCCCGGAATGGGACGGCAACTCTTATAAAGTAACCGTTCCAGGTGTGTGGTACTCTCAATTTGCGGCCGATTGATAATGGATTGACATTAGTAATTGGTCCGGGAGAATACGGCCGCTGGAGCCGGGATACCGAAAGGACCCGGGGCCGCCGCTGGGGGAAATCCGCGAGGACGACAACCCTAACGCGCGTTATAACGGCACGCGACTCCGGGAGTGATGCTGGGTAGCTCAACGGTAGAGCGACTGACTGTTAATCAGTAGGTTGCAGGTTCGAGTCCCGCCCCGGCAGCTCTTTGACAAGTCAACGGACTACAGAGAAAGACGCCGTATTCCCGACTGGGATTGGCTGTGGGTTAGGGTCCACAGTATGCGGCGACCCCACCGGCGGGGGATATAACCGGCTACCCTAGCCAGTTTCGCCGGGTCCGACATTGCGGGTGGCATGATGCCCGTCCTAGGCTGTGCAACGGCATGGTAAGTCCCGGGAAGCCCGCTGAGAAACGGGGCACATCCTGTACGGCGAAGGCGGGGCCGGCGGGGGTATTTTTTGCCGCTTATCGGGTGATAGTGACAAACCCGGGCGCGGCCGTACAATGTCGGCATGAGCACCGAGTCCGACGCTGTCGACGCGGCAATCGCTGATGTCGCCAAATATCCGAAACGCATGCGCGGAGACGAGGGCGAGATTGACGAGTTTCCGATCGAGGACTTGATCCGGGCCGCCCGCTACCTGGCCAACAAGGATAAGGTCGCGGCCGGTAACGGGTTCAAGATTACCAAGATCGAGGCTCCGGGGGCGCACCCGTGAGCCTCATTTTAGGGCCTAACGGCAAGCCATATCCCCATCGGGCGCGCCGTTCGCGGTCTCTCCGGGCCTCGTTTGACGCCGCGCAGACGAATACCGAGAATGAGAATCATTGGGCCAATGCGGACGCATTGTCTGCCGACCGCGCCGCGTCGAAAACCGTCCGGGTCACCCTGCGCAAGCGGTCCCGGTACGAAGTGGCGAACAACAGCTATGCGCGCGGAATGGTCAACTTCCTGGCCAATGACTGCATCGGGTCGCGTGTGCGACTCCAGTTCACTGCCACCGACCAGAATAAGTCCATCAAGCGGGTTGATCGCCGGGCTGTGTTACTCAGCCGGGATGAGGCGTCGTTTATCGAGGGGGAATTTTTCGCCTGGGCGCAGGAGTGCAATCTTTTCGACCTCCTGCGCACCCTGCGCGCGGCGCGATGTGTTGACGGCGAATCTTTCGGCATCCTGACGGTCAACCCGCGTTTATCTTCCCCGGTCCAACTAGGTGTCCGTGACATCGAGGCCGACCATGTCACGTCTGGCGATGCGTTCCGGGCCGACTCGGCCACCTACCTGGACGGCATCCGGTACGATCAATACGGCAACCCAATCATATACGAGGTGCTCAAGGACCACCCGGGCGACTACTACCGGTTCACCGACGAATACGAGCCGATCCCGGCGAGGAACGTATTTCACCTTTACACCCGGGAGCGTCCCGGGCAGCGCCGCGGCATTCCCGAGCTGACATCTGCCCTACCGCTGTTCGCGATGCTTCGCCGGTGGACCCTGGCGAGCGTTGCAGCGGCTGAGACTGCCGCCGACTTGGCAGCGATTCTGTTTGTCCGCGATGGTCTCGCCGCCGAGGCCGCCGACTCCGAGACCCCGTTCGATACCATCCCGATTGAGCGCCGAGTGATGATGACCCTCCCGGAAGGGTGGGATATGAAGCAGTTCGACCCGAAGCAACCGATTTCGACCTACAAAGAGGTAAAGCGCGAAATTCTCGGGGAGGTTTGCCGTTGCGTCGGTCTGCCGGTGCATTTGGCGCTAAACGACAGCTCGGAGCACAACTATTCTAGCGCGCGCCTGGACAATCAGGGGTACGTGAAAACCCGGCGGGTCGACCGCGTCCGGATGGAATCCCAGTCCCTAAACGTCATTTGGTCGGCGTGGCTGGCCGAGGCCCTTTTGATCGACGGATACCTCCCACAGAGGGTCCGTAGCACCTACACCGACTGGTCCCATACGTGGATGTTCGACGGCGACGAGCACGTTGACCCGCTCAAGGAGGCCGGCGCCCTGAAATTGCGGCTCGATTCGTTCGCCGAAACGCTTGGCGACTATTGGGCCAGCCGTGGCGCCGATTGGGAGGAGAAAATCGAGCAGATCGCCAAGGAACGGGAGAAGATGGAGTCCCTTGGCCTGACCGTGTCCGACGTTTCAGTTGCCATGAAGGAAGACCCGGAGACCGGCGAGGCTACGTGGGTGTTCGACCGTGATCCTGCCGGCAGACTTGCCGGGGTTCGCGCATCTAAGGATCAGTAATGCCGGCGCCGTCCGGCGCATTGGCGGCGGCAGCCCTCGCGGAAGCCGACGAGGCCCGCCGCATCGCGGAAGAAACCAGGAAAATGGCCGGACCAGCGGGTCCGGCGGGCGCAGACGGCGCGCCCGGAGAGCCGGGGCCGGATGGTCCGCAGGGTTTGCAGGGCGAAGTCGGTCCGGTTGGTCCGCGCGGACCGAAGGGCGACAAGGGCGATCGCGGGCAGCGCGGGCCGGAGGGTCCGCGGGGAGAAAAGGGGGAACCCGGAGCGAAAGGTCCCCGAGGGGACAAGGGCGATCGTGGTTTGCCGGGTTCACGCGGGCCGAAGGGGGCAGCGGGTCGCAATGGCAAAGATGGTCGGTCGGTTTTGCATGGCCTCGGACCGCCGAAGCAGGTCGATGGCGACGATGGTGACTTTTATATAGATCAAAACACGCCCGAATGGCTCATATATGGTCCGAAAGCTGACGGACAGTGGCCGAGTCGCGGTAAGCCGCTGGAGGGACCTCCCGGCCTGAGGGGCAACGATGGTGCGGCTGGTGCCGATGGCCCTCAAGGACCCCAGGGACCGGCCGGTCCCAATCAGGTGACGACCTCCACCGCCACAGACCTGACCGGCATACTCAAGGGTGACGGCGCGAACGTTTTGGTAGCCGTCAGTGGGACAGACTACGAGGCCCCCGGGGCGGCGGCGGCTGCGATTGCCACCCATGAGGGCGCATATACACATGCCGACATCGCGCTAAACACGGCGGCCAGGCATGACGCGGCAACGGTTACCGGCAATGGCATCGGCATCACCGGTCAGCAAATCAGCCTGGACATCGGGACCGGAGCTGCGCAGGTTGCGGCCGGAGATCACCTACATACCGGGGTATATGATCCGGCCGGTAGTGCGGCGGCAGTTGCGTCCGACCTTACTACCCACGAGGGGCTTACCGATGGCGCGCATGGCATGTCGGTATTCGGCGCATCTCTGGTGGACGACGCGGACGCCGCAACCGCCCGCTCGACCCTGGGCCTCGGCGACTGTGCGACCAAGAACGAGTCTGCCCTTGACCCTGCCAATATGTCAAGCGGGGCGGCAACCGTCAACTATGTCCCGGTGGCCGACGGTGCCGGGAATATATCTTGGGCGGCTGTTTCTGGTTCCGGCGATGTTGTCGGGCCGGGAAGCGCGACGGACAACACCCTATGCACCTTTGACGGCGCGACCGGCAAACTGATTCAGGACGCCAGTGGCATAACCGCGCCCGGTAGCGGTGTTCTGAGTGGCGTCCTGTCTGTTGACTCTGGCGCCGCCAGTGATTTGGAACTGAAATATAACGGATCGACCCAACTACAAATTAGCTCGACGTTTTCATATCTCAACAATACGCTGCTATTCCCGTCCTCGGCTGATTATATCGCCGTCCGCAACTTCGGAGACACCAGCTATATA